TATCGCAGTCACCGCATCAGCATCCACAATGGGTTCAGCAATACCTGGCAACTATGTCTATGACCTAGAACTAAACTCTGGTAGTCAGGTGACAAGACTTATCCAAGGTGGCTTTGCTATCCAAGCCGAGGTAACTAAGTAATGGCAGCAGTAACGCTTCAGGTTGTCGAGTCAAACACAACCCTGCAAGTCAACAACTCAGTAGTAGATGTCAATGTTTCTGAAACCTCAACCTCTTTGTCTTTAGGCAACTCTGGTCCTCAAGGAATCAAGGGTGACACCGGAAGCACAGGACCACAAGGCCCACAGGGTATTCAAGGAATCCAGGGGGCTAAAGGCGATAAAGGAGATACAGGAGCGACAGGGCCACAGGGTGCGACTGGTGCTACTGGGGCAACTGGCCCTCAAGGTATCCAAGGTATTCAAGGCGTTACTGGTGAAACTGGCGCTCAAGGTCCTGCTGGCGATAGCTCAACTCACTACCACTACAACACTCGAACTAACACCACAAGCGGTGACCCAACAACAAACCAGCTCGGTTGGAATAACGCGACTCAAATTAGCTCTACTGTTTTGCGAGTCAATCACATAGACGCAGATTCACAAGATGACAGCATTTTTCTTCATCTGATTAACCAGTACGACAACCTTATTATTCAAGACAAAAACAATGCGGCTAATTTTCAAACTTGGGAAGTGTCAGGAACACCAACACTAAACGCAACTTGGGACGAGTTCCCAGTGACTCTAGTTAATTCATCGGGTACTGGCACAACAAACTTTGCAAACAATCACGCAGTCCTTTTGATTATTGTTTCAGTTGGCAATGTTGGACCTCAAGGCCCTACTGGTCCTACTGGACCACAAGGAGCAACTGGACCGACTGGTGCTACTGGGGCTACTGGATCAAGCGGTGTCATTGCTGTTACCTCACCGATTACAAACTCTGGCACAAGCACCTCAGCAACCATCGGCATAAACCAAGCTGGGCTGACTATTGCTCAAAGCCAAGTGACAAATCTTGTTACAGATTTAGGACTCAAGGCAAACACAGCGACACTCAGTTCCTCAAGAGATGACTACATAACTGCTGACTCTGTGGACATGAGTACGCTACCTAGAAACATAAGCTCAACAAGCTTAATATTTGCTTCGGGTACAACTAATTTTACTTTCTTTACGCCAGTTCAAGGTGGCCCTGTTAGTCAAATTTCAATAGCGAGCGGTTCAAGAGCCTCAGCAGGTTTGACTCTTTGCAGAATTGGTCTTTACACTTATGACTTCAATACAGACGAATGTACCCTAGTCGCTCGAACTGCCTCTGACACAACTTTATTCAATACAATAAATACTCTTTACACTCGCAGCTTCAACACAACTGGTGGTTATCCCGCTTCTTACACTTTGGTTGCTGGTCAAAGATATGCTTTGGGGGTTATCCAAGTTGGTACAACCACAGCGTTTCTACTTGGTGCCAGTCATTCATCACTTATGACTGGCTTTGATTTGAGAATTGCTGCGACTTCATCGAACGCTGACTTGCCAACTACTGCCAGCTCATTGTCAAGCACCAACGCAAGACTTGTATATGGAAGGTTTACCACAGCTTGAACATAGAACTAAAAGACATTGGAATAGTAAAAGGACTGCAAACTTTTGAGGTTATTGACACCGACACAGGTGAGGTTATTGGCTTGAATCAGTCTTTGCCTGAAAGCGAAAGCCTCTCCGAGTAAGTAGTTCCACCCCAAATGCCTTGCATCCCTGCCGATAACGCATAGTCAAAGCACTTCAGCCTTACAGGGCAATCAGCGCAGACTTCTTTTGCTACCTGCACCATTGACTTACGACTTGCTGGGTCATGCTCATCCTCTGGGAAAAACACCTCTGGGACTTGGCTACAATCAACGCCATCATTGTTTCTTATTGCTTCTTGCAACTCAATATATTTGCGCTCAATCTGGCGTAATGTCATACCTAGACCATAGGGTATAGATACGACAAATAGCAAAGCCACGCCGAGAGTTAGCGTGGCCTTGCGACAAGGAAAAGAGAGGGAAACCTTGCCAGTAAATAAATTACCAGCCGAAACTAACGAGTTGTTTGATGCAGTCCTACTCGGTGACTTTGCCAACGGCAGTCAAGAGTGGCACGATCTACGCAACGAACCAGGTGCAGTCGGTGGCTCAGACATCGCAGCTATTACCGGACTGAGTGCTTGGGAATCAGCAATAACCAAGTGGGCTAAAAAGACAGGACAGATTCCTGACGAGGTAACACCCAACATGAGTATGAAGCTCGGTACAAAACTTGAAGCACCGATACTCGACTTATTCGCTGACGAACATCCCGAACTAGAAATCTACGAAACAGGAACATGGGCAAACAAAGAAAACCCTTGGGCTAGGTCTAACCCTGATGGACTTTACAAAACCGCTGATGGTGAGTGGGGGATTGTCGAGGTCAAGTTCTCTAGAGATTACTGGTCAGGTGTTCCACAGGCTTATCGAGCGCAGGTGCTTTGGTACATGAGGGTATTCGGTATCAAGCAAGCTAAGTTAGTTGCACTTGCAGGGTCGAGCTACATGGAGTTTGACATCGAGTGGGATGAGTTCGAGGCTGAAACACTTTGGGATGCTGCTGTTAGATTCCGTCAGGCTTGCCTAGACATGAAAATGCCTTACTGGGATGGCAGCAACTCGACACTTGAAACTGTTAGAGCGTTATCGCCTGGTATCTCAGACAGCGAGGTTGACCTTGATGACTTGGGTATGCACTACATAAACTCGGTTACAGACTTCGAGAAGGCTAACGCCAAAATGACAGAGCTAAAGGCTAGAGTTATACAAGCAATGGATGGGGCAAAGCGAGGTCTAATCTACGGAGAGCATCTGCTCAGCCTTAGATCAAGAGCTGGTGGCGCACCCTACCTACATCACGAAAAGGGGAAGTAAATGGCACTAATGGATGCACATCCAGCCGAGGGTGGTCACACCCATCGAACCGCAAAGAAAGCCTATGTGCTTATGTTGCTAGCAAAACAAAAAGCCAAACAAGAAAAGAAAGGGAAAGACAATGCCACAGTTCAACCTCAACGATTATGAGCCGGTAGAGCAACGCATCAAGCGTTTCTACAAAGACTACAAAGACGGCAGGATAATCACCGACAACATCACCACAGCGCAAGACCGACAGGTTGGCACTTGGGTCACTAAGAGCTACATCTACCTAACCGCTGAGGATCAAGAAAAGAACTTACCAAAGGCAACAGGTCTAGCGTTCGAGGTGGACTCTAACAAAGGGCCACAAGCAACATCGGCACTAGAGGTCTGTGAAACCAGCAGCATCGGTAGAGCATTAGCCAACGCTAACTACTCAGGCAACAAGCGAGCCAGCCGAGAGGAGATGGAAAAGGTTGCCAGAGATGCAAGGCCAAAAGCAACAGCTAAAGATTGGCTGGCAATGTCTGAGGCGTTAGGAGCGAGTGACATCGAGGGTTTACGATTGTTATACAGCGAAGCCAAAACAGGTGGAGCATCAACCGCAACTCTCGACAAGATCAAGGCAATAGCTAATGGACTCACAGGCAAAGAGGATTCTGATAGCCTCAATTCTTGAAACTCAAGAGTGCCTACAAGAACAATTCATGCTTGGTAATTTTGACCTAGTAAGTACCATCTGGCAACTACAAAGAGAGAGGGCAACAAGACTAAAAAATGGAAATTATTACACCAGGCCACATAGTCGAGGAACTACAAAGGCTGACGAAAGAGATGGACAAGGGGGCTAACGCTCTCTACGATGCTGAGTGCAAGCTGGCAGATGCAGACTCGGCTTATGACAGGGCTATCTCACTGGCCTTTATCAACAACTCTGGGACTGTGGCAGACCGACAGGCTGTGGCTAAGTTGCAAGCAGTAGAGGAAAAACTCAAGGCTGACCTAGCTAGGGCTGAATACAACCGCATCAAAACCAAGATGAAAACCCTGTCAGACCAAGCAACCATGATGGCTGTAATGAGCAAGAATGTCGAACTTCAATGGCGGCATGCCTAGCTGGTAGCCTTATCGGGTGATAGCGGAAACCTGCTCATGTGGGGCAAAATTCAAGACTGACGAACCTAAGCCAGCCACGCTTGTTCGAGAGTGGCGGCGTAACCACACTTGTCAAACCGACAACACCGACAACACCGACATTGTTGAAGCTGTCAATGGTGGCGTATCCGAAACTACAATCGCTTTGGGCTTTCAACCTGGAGAGATGCCAGCCAAGATTTACGATCCGTTCGATGACTAAAAAACAATTCCAGAAATACCTAGAGCGTGACTTAGGCTGTTGGCATTGTGGCACGACAGGCGATGACCTAATCCCTCATCACCGGCAGAATCGTGGCATGGGTGGCAGCTCAGCTAGAGATGTCCCAAGCAACATCGTTCCCCTGTGTGCCGAGGCTAACGGACTGCTAGAGTCCAACGCCGAGTTCGCCGAGCTAGGTCGTAAGCTGGGGTGGAAGCTGAGAAACCATGAGAACCCACTAGAAGTGCCTATCTTTGGGCATGGTGGCTGGTGGCTACTCAACGATGACTTTACAAAAGACCTGCTCGAATCAGAGGCAGAATACTTTTAAGGTGCTACTGTAAAGACATAACAGAATAAGAAATGCCGCCTAGAGATCGGAACCCCTAGACGGCGTGGATACCAACAACCAAGCTGTTGGCATCATTACTAAGTGTAGTGTGCCAACCCTAATTTAGGAGGCACATTTAGTGTTTAACTGGACAAATAAATCATTGGCAGAGATTCTGCCTTACTACGCAAACAATATCTTTATGGCTGAGATGGATTACAAAGCCTACGGACTTGATGCCGGTGACTGGGCAATGCTCGTCAAGGAAGCGTTCGAGTCAAAAGTAATCTCACCGACTGTGATGATGGTCATGCTCGACAGGGCTAGTGTCGCATGAGTGGCGTTTACAAAATCTATCGGCATGACTCACAACCCTTTGCCCAGGTTCCCAATAGTGCTATCAGAGATCCAGAGATAAGCCCTAACGCCTTTAGGTTGCTTGCTTACCTTATGAGCCACAAGGAAGGCTACGAACTTACCTATGGGCAGATTGAGCGGCAGACAACGCTAGGCAGGTATGCCATCAACGAGGCAATTAAGATACTGACAAACAAGGGTTGGCTAAAGACCGAGAGAACCAAAAAAGACAACGGACAGTTCGGGCCAACATCGTTTCACATCTTGAACCCTAATGAGCCAGAGCAGGTTGATTCCGTAGCGGATGGCTCCAGCGAGGGTCATCCCACTATGGAACAACCAACGGACATTAAGAATACTAATTACTTAGAGAATACTAAAACTAAAGAAAAACACTTAAAGGGATTTGATGAATTTTGGAATCTCTATCCTAAAAAGATAGCCAAAGCAGATGCACTCAAAGCCTGGAACAAAGCAACCAAAAGCAAAACCGCTGATGAGTTGTTGAAGCTGACCAAAGCCTACGCTGGGGGAAAGTTGCCAGAGCTAAAATACATTCCCTACCCAGCCTCTTGGCTAAACAAGGGACTCTATGAGAGTGTTGAAGTCGCTGAAGCAAAACCATTGCCTAAGCTATTCATCGGGAGAGTGAAATGACACAGTTCGAGCAGTCGGTAATCGGATCAATACTGCTGACCAACGGCAAGGCACTTGAGGAACTAACACTCGCACCCAGCGACTTTGATGACATACAGAATGAGCGAATCTACAAAACCATTCTGGAGATGAAGGCTAATCGCCAGCCGATAGATGTTATGACTGTAGGTGCAGCTCTGCCCAAACTAGCAAGCTACCTACACGATGTAGTCACAGCAACCCCAACTGCTGCCTCTGTCAAGTTCTATGCCAGCAAGGTAATCGAGGAAGCCACAAGGCGCAGACTCTCTATCGCCGGCACGATGATTCATAGCAAGGCTCAGCATGAGGACTTAGCCACAGTCTTTGACACAGCTAAAAAAGAAATTGACAACCTCATAGATCGTAACTCGGCAGTCAAGCCTAGCTATGTTGCCGATGAGTTAATCCCTTACCTTGACGAGATAGACAAGCCAAAGCATTACCCTGAAAGCCCTTGGCCTTTGCTGAACGACATCATCGCAGGATTCCGACCAGGTGCTTTATACATTATCGGTGCAAGACCTGGTGTTGGTAAGACAATCGTTGGCTTACAGATTGCTTGGGAACTATCTAAGACTGGCCCTGTATCTTTTCACAGCCTAGAGATGGGCAAGAGTGAACTTTACAATCGCATAATCAGCATGGAAGCTGAGGTCTACATCGGCAACATTGAGAAGGGAACTATCAGGGATCACGATTGGGTAAAGATTGCCAAGGTCAGACAAGACATTCAATCTCACCAGCTCGCCATCCATGACAAGTCAGGTCAGAACCTAATGCAGATACGAGCTTTGGCAAACAGCGTCAAGGGAAACAACCGACTCGAAGCAATCGTTGTTGACTATCTTGGTTTGATTCAAGACACCGAAAAAGGCCGAAAGCGTTACGAGATGATTACCGACATCTCAATCGGACTCAAGAACCTAGCTAGAGATCTCAATGTGCCAGTCATAGCACTAGCCCAGCTCAACCGAGGCCCTGAGCAGCGCAGAGATTCCGAACCTGACATGGCTGACCTAAGAGATTCAGGTGGTATCGAGCAGGATGCCGATGCTGTTATCTTGCTTCACAGACGACAGGTTGACGAGGATCAGTTTGAGTGGCAAAAGAGCCAGATGATAATGAAGGTGGCTAAGAACCGACATGGTGGACTCGGTGAGGTCGCACTAAGGTTTGAGGGACACCTTTCCAGAGTGGTCGGCTAAGATTATGGCGTGGATGACAATGTTGCTTTGTGCTGTCGGTGTGGCTCTACTTGGAAGGTCAACACCCAAAAGCGTAAGCGTAAAGACCTCAAGTGCCAATCCTGTCGGATGCACCAAGCTCTCGTCATCAAGTATGGATCCGAGAAGTGTATCCCTTGGCAGGGTGAGTTCGACAAGCTCACGCTTACCATCCCACTATTTGACGGCAAGCCAGTCTTGCCAGGCACTAGGTCTTGTGGACACCTTGACTGCACCAACCCCAACCATGTCATAGGTGACCACTAGAGTAAAACAACAAGAGATAAGGAAACAAGAGATGGCAATAATCAAGGTAAAGGGTGCAATTAGCCGAGTATTCTACGAGGGCAAAGGCATCGAGCTAACAGAATCATTCCAAAGTAAGGCTGGCGAAACAATCACCAAGCGTTACACAGTCTGGCTTTCACAGCCAACCACCTTTGAGGTCGGTGACACCCTTCAGGTCGAGGGACTCTACTCATCAGAGATAGACAACTGGACTAACAAAGAGGGCGAAGCGAAGCAGTCAATCAAGGTTAGCATCAACAACCCAAAGGTAGTTCCAGCAGAGCCACTATCGGCAATCAAGGAAATCTTTGAGCCAACACACAGGGAACCACTTCCCTTTTGAGTAATCTCCGTTGGTTAGTCCCAGCCATCACCGCCGGCATACTGATAAACCTCTCTACGCAAACTAAAAGCGTTCTAGGTGGCTTGGGGCTAACCTTCGGTATTCTTTACACCCTTGCTGCCATAATTGGAGCATGGGAACTACATGGCAGAGGTAAGCTTTAGCGTTACAGGTGACCCAGCCAGCCAAGGATCACACGCCATCATGCAGGGCAGAATCGTCCAGGTCAACAGCTCGAAGCATAAGGCTTGGCGTAAGGCAATCGCAGAGGCAGCAACAGAATCCCTACCCGATAACTGGACTCTCATAGATGACCCCTGTGAGCTGGTGGTCAACTTCTATATGCCTAAGCCCAAGACAGTTACCAGACCACTACCCAGCGTGTCCCCTGATCTCGACAAGCTCATTAGGGCAGTCGGTGACAGCCTCACAGGGACAGTAATCACGGATGACAGCCGCATAGTACGCATCTCAGCTAGGAAGCTCTACGCCGAGGGCATTGAGCCAGGTGCCACAATTCAGGTCAAAACCCTCAACTAGCCCTTTATTACGACACGCCGATAATTACCTAAATTTGGCAAAATTGCCAGAAAAAGGGCAAAAAGGTATAAGCTCTAAGTATGACTCAAGGGGAGTCAGACAGGAGTTCCAAAGTGAAAACATTGTTAACCTTCATTATTTTTCTGGCAGCAGTCACATGGCTCAGCTTGGAGATACAAGAGATACACCAAGGTTGGGGCTACACCTTTGGCCTAGCCGGATTGCTAATCGGATTCTTTTGGGCAATCCACGATCTAACGAGCGACAGACGATGAACGAACACGAGATAGCCGAGCGCATTATTGTCGAGGCTCAGCGTTGGACAGAGAACCAATACACGCTTCAGGTTGGAATACCATTCAGGGATTCGACAACCGAGAACGAAGCCAAGGCTCGCATTGAGCTAATACAACACATCAAGAAAACCCTAAAAGAAATGAGAGCAAATGCCTAACTATAACCCTCAAGAGATTGAGTTCGCAGTAACCGACTTCCAGCCTCACCAATACAACTTCGGTGTTGCCAAGTCAGACGGAATCTACATGGGCAGGATGCTAATGAAAAACGAAATCCTTAGCCTAATCAAGGCTGCCTACCCAGTACCGACCAAAGCAATCGCTAGGGTTATCGAGATCGTGGACAACATTGAAATCTATGTTGACCCTGAATACAACATCTCATCGAGGTAATCATGCAGACACTTTACACAGAAGGATTTAGGGCTGGCGTTAGATACCAAAGAGAGTCAGTCCTTGACTTTATCCGCATCCACGCAGAGCAGAATGTAGCCATCACAGCTCAAGACATCGCTGACGAGATAGAAGGTCAGTACCGAATTGACATGGAAGCAAACCTAGCCGAAAGGAAAACACAATGGGGCCAAAAGAAATAGACATCAAGCTACAGGAGTTCGAGGCTCGCCTGGCGATGGTAACTAAAGAACTTGAGGTGCTTGTAAAGACAGCCAAAGACATCGAGTTCAGAGCTAAGGCAATCTTGGGTGAGGTAGATAAATGACCGGATTCGACTGGGCGTTACGCATCCGCAGAGGCAGAGAGAAAGCCTTTGCTAAGGGATACGAGCGAGGCGCAAAAGACATGGCTGAGTATTTCAGCGAGCAAGTGATCTACTCACTACACAAGGATGCAGTCCTAAGCACCACCATAGACATTGACACTCTTGAGCGAGTAGTCGAAGTGATTCAGGCGGTGCGTGACATTGGCAAAGCATAGAGCTGAGAGGCAGCCGATCAACTGGCGTATCGTTCGAGTCCATTGGGCATACAAGAGGATGCAACTGAAAAGCTTGGTTGTGGCCTTCTTTACCAGGGGAATCAAATGACACACTTTGACAACGCTGATGAGCGTGAAATCTTTGACGCTATCTTGCTGCTCAAAGATGATGAGCGTGAGTGGTCAAGCGAACTAGAAGCAATCAGGCGCAACCTTGCCAGATTATT